TTTCTCTCCCTTCTACTTCTAACGAAGGCTCTTTCTCCATTTCCTTGTTCCTGAACGGCCATGCCATTTTCTGACTCCTCTCGACTAGAGATTCGATAAATAAGATCTAGAGCTTGGCCAAAGCCCTCTTCTATTTTTACTTTCGCAAAGGCTTCGTCTGGAGTTGAAGCTCCTTTTGAAAGTAGGCCAACAAGCTTGTCTTCCATTATATGAATAAATACCGACCATCCTTTATGCTGGACCAGCGAGTCTATTTCCTGTTGGTCCACCTCCTGTAGGTGCTGTAGGAACTCCTGGTCCGGGCGCAGTTCCACTGGCTTGTTGGGCATTTTGGTTTTCCTCAACTAATGGATTTTCCTCAACTAAGGAGAAACGGTCAGCATCTACTATATTAAATGTATCAAGCAATCTTCTCATGGCTTCATCAGAAGCAGCAAGAGCACGTTGAGATATTTGACCAAATACTTCTGGGCCAAGTAACTGAGCAAGAGCAAGAACTCTATCGTAGTAATTAGTCACGACCTGGAACAGACTCAACCACTGTTGCTGTTCGACTTGTCGATTTGTTATTGAGTCAGATACAGTAAGGTCTATTACTGCTCCACGCCGGACTAAAACTGAGGGCATCTGTAGCATTTGTTCTACCCAAATTCCATCTTCACCTAGAACCAACCAATGTGCATTCTGATTCCCAAAGAGTTGATAGTTTGTAACAACATCATAGCCTATAGCCGAGAGCCATTTTTTTACGTTCTTCAAAACTAAGTCAAATCTCTTGTTCCCCTCAGCAAGCCTAGTAAGGTCAGAAGTAGCAGTCCCAGGTGTACCAGATTGAGGAATTCCCAGAATAGCCTCATTTGCTCCTGTTCGCTTTTCATAATAAGCTACGATACTTTCTTCATTAATGTATGAACTGGGATAAACTTCACTAAGCTTGAACTGTTGAATATCTCTACTTGGATCATCCACAAACCACATTTTACCAGGAAAGATTGGTTCAGCATTTCCATAGCCCATTCCTTTTCTTAGGACTATTTGGGCCATATTAGCGAGAGTTGCGTTGTCGAGCCTTTGTCTATGGATTGTGGTAACTTCTTCTTGCAACTGCTCAACTTGCTTACAGATACCGATTCCCGGCCAAATTCCTTCAACATTAAGGAAGTTACAAATTCTATACGGCCTATGTAGGTCATCGTACCAATTGTATCTAATGGATAAAAACGTCTGCGATTCCCGATGGTAGTCAACCACGATCTCTTCATTGATCCCATCCCCATCAACGTCAAATGAACACCAAAGTTCATAGACCTCGAATACATCTGTCCATTTTGGTTCAGTTCTAGAAAGCCTAGCTACTTCTCTCTCAAGCTTTACTCCCTGGTCAGCAGGAGTAACTTGATGTTTGAGAACTCTATGCTCTTTAATCTTTTCTACAGCGTCAGCATCCATCCGGCCATCTTGCGCCATTTGTTTTAGCTGGCTCCAACTGAACTCATGCTTCTCTCCAACAACAGGAGCAGTCTGAGGATCAAGCTCCGCAAATCGCATAATGAAGTTGCTTAGAGGAACTCGACCAATGTTTGGTCCATTGCGAATCGTGACGAATAAATCCTGCTCTTCAGCCCCTACGGCCCGTAGGCTCTTCTTAGTATGTCTCTCATACCCAGATTTGCCTACACAAGTTCCAAGTTTAACTAACTCGATTGTAGCTTCAGTGCAAAATTCATAAACCTTTAATGTATCACTATTCTCTACCTCGGCTTGTAGATACTTCTCCATTGGCTTGGCTGCCGGAATCCATTCTTTCGTTCTAGGACGAACACTCCAAAAAGGCTCTACAGAGAACAGCGTGTTCATAATTCTAGCATGTGTAGCCTCAACAGCTATTGCTGCAAGAGGAATTACTATATTCGCGGCTCTCTTGAACGGAAAGTTCTTGACCTCAGTTATAGGCTCTGCCCAATATTGATTTTGCCAAGTTATCCAATCTTGGAGCAGAGGCTCACGTTCTAGATTATATGCCTGGATCTCGTCTTTAATCCATTTAGTCAAAAGCTCCTCAGCTTCCGATTCTAGCTTAACCATTCTTGGCCAACGGCCAGTTGTAGAATTATCACTTGTAGGAAGATCTTCTACCCCTTGCACATCAGCCTTTCCAGCAAAGGCAAAATCTTTATGTAGAGACTGTCCAGTCATTCTTTAGAACTCCATTCTAATTCACTGTGCAGCTTTTATTTTTTGTCGGTGACTCTTACTTTGAGATTTTCAGTTTCTGTTTCAACAGCGGCTAGTCGTTCCCCATGTGAATCCACCTTATCGTCTAATCTGTTAACAACTTTTTCAATCTGAATGATCGACTGTTTCATGCCATTCATGCCAACCTTAACTCCCCCATACGCAGCCCCAGCAGCAAGTGGAGCAGCCAAAAGAGAGATAAGCATAGTAATATCAGACTCCATCTAGTATCCTGTTGTAATAGATCTTTCTTCCATTAAGTCCTCAACCATCGCGTCTTGTCTCTCAATTTCCTCCGATCCCATACCTGCATCCCAAAAATCTGGGCCTTGAGCAAAAGCATCAAGCAAATGCTCGCTTTGTCCCATAGGAAACTGCTCATATTCATCCCTAAAATCATGCATTCCTTCATGAATATAAACTTGTCCTGCTGAGAAAAAGTGAGAAAGACCACGAATTCTTCCGAGTTTGGTTCTTTTGTTTCCAGGCTTATAAGGTCGGATGGGAGGATAAATTCGAAGTTCTTTTCCTTTTTCTTGAATCCAATATTTGTATATTCCCGAGAAGTTAACCTCTTCAATGGCTATTACTTCTGGACGATATTTTAGATTCAACCTAAAGATCTCATCTACATAAGCAGGAGGGATTAGTCTTTTCTTTATTGTCTCTAAAATGTATATATTAAACTTCTGGTCTACTCCGACTACGACTATTCCTGTTTCATCGGCAGTCAGGGACTCTCCCATAGAAGGATCGGTGAGTACATATATGTTCAGCTCATCAAACTTTCTCTTAAAGCTAGACTCGCCTTCAAAAACTACAATGTCTCGTTTAGAATTAGTGTTATAAAACTTAATTGGCCAAGAGAATTCATTAAGACCAGACTCCATAGGATTGTTTGCGTACTGTGCGGCCCAGACAAGTCTGTTTTTCCTAAGAATCTCCAGTTTCTTGAGGCTGAATTGTTCTGGGAATACTGGAACCCCATCTTCAATCGCCCCTCGGGCATAAACGCCTAAAACTCCTCCTGAAAAAGCTTTTAGTTCTCTTGGAGAAACACAAGTAGGAATAGAATTATCTAAATCTATCCCATATGTCTCCATTGCATGAGAGTAAACATCAGAATAAGCCCATCTCGTCCCAGTTAAGTCCCATCCATCAATTTCAAACTCAGTTAGAAGGGAGTTAATGTTATCAAACCAGTTTAATGTGGTCTTCATAATAGTATCAGAGTCCCTGGCTTTTTCTCCAATCAAGTCATCTAGCTTTAGCCAGTTATAGTGACCACCCTGGGCTGCTCCACCTGAGCCTATAGTTGAGAATGTTGCTTCTTTGTGGTGTTCTGTGCGTGGTAATTCAAGCTGCCACTTGTTAATCCTCTCCACATTCTTTGTCGGAATGCATTCAGGGAAGAGAGCCATGAGAATTGGCTTACGAGTGAAGGCTGCTGTGATTTCAAACAAAAACTGAGCGGCTGTTTCACGGACTTCGTGAGAAACGAGAACTTTAACATTTGGACCCAAGTGATATGGGTGATCTTGGATGTTAGAGACATTAGGCAAAGCCATTTGAATGCCCTCACCTATTGTACTTACCGTAGTTTTGTAATGTCCTCGAGCCAGAAGAAGTAATCTATGTTGTAGACTCCTGGTTCCTTGTAACCAATTGGTCAGTCCTTTATGAAATGTAGGACTTAATTTTGTGTATTCTAAAGGTCCTCGACATAGAAAGAACAAATCATTTTTACATTTTTTTCTTAAATGCTCTATATCGCTCTGGCTCCAATCTTTTCCTTTCTCTTCAGCGGCTGCTCTAGCTTTCTTGAGCTTATGAGGAGAGAAAAGATCTCCAATCTCCCCTGTCAAGTCTTTTTCTTTACTCATCAGATGTTACTTCTGTAAACTGAGCTTCTCTAATAAGTTCATTGGCGGCTAGTTTATCTGCATTGTTTGATTCTTCAATAGCCTCAATCAACTTCTTAGACAAAGCTGTATCCAATGGAGGGGCATTCTCTGCACTATTGCCCTCGCCCTGGACAAGTTTAATCAGATCCAATGCCAACCGATCTTGGTGCTTCTTTGCATCTGAACCCAAGACAAAATCATCAAAATTAATAGTCTGAGCAATCTGATGCATTCCTTTTATTGCTAGATTTGCTAGTCCTTCTTCTAACGCCTCCATCATACGTGCGCGAATTCTAAGCGAAGCTTCCTTGATAATACCTAAAGCCTGGGGATCAGATAGAATCTGAGATATCCTTGCAGGGCTTTTATCAAAATGCTTCGCAATTTTCTCATTACTCCAACGGCCAATATGTAGAGCTACAATTTGTTCATGCTCTACTGTCCATTTGGCAATTGGGGCGAGGGAACTGCTAGTCATTTTCTACTGGCTCCTCGATCTCTGCCTTAAGTATTGGTCTGAGCAAGGCTTCCATTTGTGCTTTTGTTGCGTCTATAGTATTGTAAGTCACATTTACAGAAATACCACTTAATAGAGATATAAGCTGCTTTCTCTGTTCTTCACTATCTAGTTTCATTTTGTATTATCGTCTTCTTACTACCACGGCGGGTCCATCACTTCTGTCGTTGGATTCTTCTCTTCCGCAACCTTCGCGTCAAGATCTGCTTTAATGGCA